AACTAAACCTATTGATGTGGTTTCTACCACGTTATGCAATAACCTTAACGCTGATCTATTAGATGGTAAGCACCTGTCCGACATACTCGCTTCGAACGTAGCATCAGCTACTAAACTTCAAACAGCCCGAATCATTTGGGGCCAAAACTTCGATGGGACACAGAACATTTCCGGTAATATGAATGGAGTCGGAAATATAACTATGTCCGGTAATATATATATGAATAACGCAAGATATATATATGCCAAAAACACAGATGGGAGTGATATGCCAATATTTTATACTAACTCATCCAATGAATTAGTTATTGGCTCAGGTAATGCGCAAAAAGGAACTAATACTTACTTATCTGGTTACGAAATTAGATTTAGAACGTCTACCGATTTAAATGAAAGGATGAGAATATCGGCTAATGGAAACGTTGGTATTGGTACTACAAACCCCGGATTTAAATTAGAAATAAGAGGTGCATCGCCATTGTTAGGATTTAAAGCCGATGGTGCGTCAAATGTATCATGCACATACATAGAAGGATATCACGCTAATAATGGCACAACATTTAGAATAGTAGAATCAACTTCAACTGATCTATGGTTGCAATATGGTAAAAATAGCGTAGCATCATATAATTTTCATCTAAGCGGGTACTTAAATACACGTTTGAAGGAATTTAATGTTAATGCAATTGATTCAATATTTAGTGGAAACGTGAAAGCGGATGGCGATGTAGTCGCTTACGCCACTGGTTCCGGCGACATAGTCCTTCCTATAGCCGGTACAAACTCGCTTGGGGCGGTGAAGATCGGCTCGGGTATCTCGATATCCGCTGACGGAACTATATCAGTATCTGGAACCGGTACTATCGGGGGGATATCAGTTACAGGAAGTGGTAACGTACTTACAAACGCCACGCTTAGCTCTGACAAAAAGATAATAACGTTTACCAAGGATTTAACGGTGTTGACCACTGCTAATTATGCTGCTACACTAGACAGTAAGTACGTGAAGAAAGCAGGGGATACGATGACCGGGGCGTTAACTATAGCATCTAATACTATCAATAGCCAATTGACACTTAAATCAACTGTTAGTGATGCAAAAAGCAAGGCCGCAGGTATAAAATTCACTGCTGCGCAAGACGCAACACGAAACGTGATATTAAGACATGAGTATTATGATACATTTTTAGCTGGATATGGGTTCGCTATAAGCAAGGAAGGAATTTTAGAGGGTAGCGACCCTAATATGTTTCTGTACAACACAGGCCGTTACATCTCCAAGGTAGCCACCGGAACTAAACCTATTGATGTGGTTTCTACCACGTTATGCAATAACCTTAACGCTGATATGGTAGATGGGTACCATAGGAGTAATTTATATAATACAACAATTGATTGGTATCATACTAGTACTTTTAGGTCTAGGGAAATAACAGTAACAAATGATTATAACACATTCTATCCTGTAGTATTGAGAGTTGAAGTTAATACAAATGGAGTCCCATATACAATAGGTATAGGTAAATCGTTAGGTTCAACATCAAATCCTAATTGGGCTGGTAACCATAGTAATAAAACTAGCAGCATGAATTATATAGGTATTGGTAGAATAGGGCCTTGGGATGGCAATGCGAACTTTTTTACTACATTATGCAATCTACAACCATATGCCAGTTTATTGAAAAAAGTAGCATATCCGGAAAATAATAAAAATATCATTGTATTTTGGCTAAGAGGTGGAACCGCTACTTATAGAATATATTCCAGTGCTGGAATATACAGCATAAATATTTACTATGCTAGAACTAATATTGGAGAAGCTGGTCATGAATACTATGTAGAGCCTATGTCACTGTCAAGTTCTGGTGACAATGGGCATTTTAGTAAAAGTTCATCCATAACGGCGACTAATTTTAGAGGATCATTAATCGGAAATGCTAATACTGCCACGAAGCTAATGACGGCCCGAACAATTTGGGGAAGATCGTTTGATGGAACGGCCAACATTTCTGGTACCTTAGAAAATGTCGGCAATATCTATTCGACTAGCAACACTTTTGGTATATACAGAAATGGCATATATTTATTAACTTCGTTAGAAAGTGGCCAGCTTAATATAAATGCCTATGATGCTAATATTATACTGTTTGGCTACAAGGGGACTTCAGGATATAGTTTTTACGCTGGAACTGGAGCTGGGGATGCTGTAGGATCGGAAATAGGATATTGGAATAATAGCAATTTCGTCATAAAGACGAATATAAGCGGTCATCATATAAGCCCTAGGGCTAATGATACTTATAATTTAGGTTCGAGTTCGATTAGATGGAAACGATTGTATTTATCTGGTATAAATGGTAATTGGTTAATGGGCAAAACAGATGGCTCTATAATGGTAGATTCCGCCGCCAATAGCTCAACATCGACTTATTTCCCATTATATCGATGGAAATCATACACTGGTCGTGTGTTTAACCTTGGGGCCTTACAAAGTAGTACAGATACAGGTCATCGGTTTGGATTCTTTATGTTTGACAAGGATAGGACTGCAAATGGAACTGATGCAGAATTCTATATGAACTCATATGGTGATATGATAGGTACTAAAAACTTACGCATGAATGGCGATGTCGTGGCATATTCCACAGGGAACGCCCCTTCCCCGTTCAAGTATTGGTACCCATCCGTTGATACGAGTGGTAATCTTAGCTGGACGAACAGCACGTCAACGACTACTCCAACCACGAGGAATATCCGTGGGCCACAAGGGGCTACCGGGCCACAGGGGCCTAAAGGTGCTACCGGGCCACAGGGGCCGACTGGGCCACAGGGGCCGACTGGGCCACGGGGGCCGTCTTGGAATGGTGGTATCGTTACTAATAACGTAACAGTAAAAGCTACATGGGCTGCATTTGGGTTACAAGGAGGTACAAACAATTTCTATTTGTCGCAGCGTGGTGATAATATAGTATATTTCTGTTTTAAAGGAACAGACAACAATAAAGGCTCATTCTCTCCATCTGGAAATATGTACGTAGCAGGTAACTACACCAATGGTTCGGATATACGCTTAAAAGAACGAGGTATGAACGTACCTGGCGTTCTTGACAAGATAAAAAATTTGTATGCTTTCTATCACAAGCGCATTGATATAGGTGACAGAAAGACTAGGATAGGCATTAGCGCCCAAGAGGTGCGTAACGTATTCCCGGAGGTTATAGGTACTGCTAGCACGCCGGATTATGGTGATATATTGACCGTTGATTATGCTACGCTGGCTACTGTAGTGTCAATCAATGGCATCAATGAGCTTAATATTAAGCTGGATAAGTTCATCAGCCATACAAAGTCATGGATGACCGACAAGGACAAGCGTATAGCAGACCTTGAAGAAGAGGTGAAAGAGTTAAGAGAAGAGTTGAACAATTTAAAAGCGGCGTAAGATATGGCTACATTACCGAATAACGATATATCGATAATGATGGTGCGAAATGCAATAAATTGCCCAAGCACTGATCTTGGTACACTATGTGCCAAGGCAAAATCTGGTGGTAAAGGCGGGTATGCTTTTGAGATAGTAGAAAATGGCTACACGCAAGTCCATGGAAGAAATATTATTGATTCTGAAGGTTTACCTTCTTCTTACCCGTATTGGAATATATGGTGCAATAATTCCCCGGGCCAGTGGAAATTGGTTGATAGCCCATCTAAGCCTGTACGCTTTGAGCTAAAAAGAGATTCCTCTAATAAATATATTTTTAGTCTTGGGGGCTTCAGGGGGCACAATACCGATGCTTCAATCCCAATGATGCCAAATATAAAAAAGACGTTTGTGCGGCACGGTACGTTGCCTATAAACACAGATATAGAACTCAAAGCCAATCTTGGCGATTATGACTGGTCTAAGATTAGTGAGGTAAATGGGTGCCAACTTTTTGTATATGATGGGAGTTCTATATATTCTAGATCAGAAGTTAAGGCGATAACCCGTAATTCGCTCATGAGTATGGGAAAAATTCCATTGACGATAAATACTACAAGCACATATACTAAAAAATATACTATTAAAATGGCTTTAGGCACTGCCGCAGGTATAGGCACGCCAACGGTTGATTTTAATATGCTTGGGGTATTGCCTGTATTCGGAGAGCTATCTATTACTGTCGCGGATGCTTCTCCAGCATATATAGCCGATGTGTATATAGAAAACTTTGCGCATGCTTTCCGTTTAACCGATGTCATAAATGAAAATCATGTCAACGGTACATACACAGGTCTAGGTGGTATAAGCGCTGATAACAGAAGACTCGTTAGACTAAGATATGAGAAAGTAAGCAACGCTGATAATTCCATATTGGAGACTATAAACGTAACATCTGCTTTTAAGCCTACAGAAAGACCTCCTATGTTATCTGTATATCATGTCGGGGATACGGAGTCTTTTTATTTTGACCAGAATAGGATGTATAACTCACAAGGAACGCATATAGTTGTAACATTTTTTTATGAATAAATATTTAAAAAACTAAAGATTATGACATTACAAGAAGTAAAAACAGAGAGCGTAACAAAAATCATCAATGGTACTGGAGAAACTCTTGATATCAAGGAGAGCCGTGTTACGATAACGAGCGAGAACAAGGTGCTTGAGGCGAACGGACAGGTTTATAGCAAGCAAGCCGTTTATATCGGAAGCTATAACTACACTAGATTTGGGGGATTGAGTGTCAATGTTAATGTTAATGATGGCACATTAACCGTTCTGCAAGTAAGCGGTGAGGTCTTGAAATACATCGACACTGTCGAGAACCAAGTATCTGTGATGATGGATTAATCTATTTTTCCGGTCGTATTGTTTCGATGCGACCGGGCTTACAAGTTTATAACATAAAAACATAGATCATGAAAAAGAAAGAAGCGATTGAGTTGTACAAAGTGTTGAACGGATGCAAGCTGACTGGCATGGTGTCATCCTCAAAGATGATTGTACTTAACAACCTTAGAAGTTTGCGCCCAGTGTCTGAGGCATATGAGTCTGATGTGAAGGAAGCTATTGAGAAATTAAAACCTGAAGGTTTTGATGAGTTGACAAAAAAGGCTCGAGAACACAATGACTCTGTGAATACTAGTGGTAAGCCTACTATGTCTGCAGAGGAGTTGAAGGAAGTGTCCTCTGCCATCGAAAGCTACAACAAAGAGGTAAATGGTTTTATCGAGAAGATCCTTAATGAGGATGCAGGCATAGAGCTGGAGAAGCTTGATACCCCAAACCTTGAGAAACTCTTGGACGCCAATGATATAGAGGCTAGCCAGCTAGCTATTATCTATATGCATCTATCTTAAAATTTGTGTTTTGTACCTTTTCTAGAGAGGTACTTACATATAAATTAGTTTTATTGTTTAACAAATTTTAAATTTTTCAGAGTTATGGAACCTGTAGAAAGAATCTACTGTTGCGATCGTGACAATAACGACAACGCACTTGCAGCTGCTATCTTAGCAAATGGTAATAATCGCAGAGATGATTGGGTTCCGATGGCCGCCATGATGAGTGGAGGTATGAACAACTGGATGAACAATCCATTTGCGTACATCATGTTCTTGGCTTTATTCCGCAATGGAGGTTTTGGCTTTAATGGAGATGGAACCGGTGCCGCTACACAGGGTATCGAAACTCAAGCTCAGCTTAATGCTATCCGCACTCAATTGCAGGACAACCAGAATGCTGATTGCATTAAATCTGCTATCCAAGGTAATGGCTTTGCTATTAGCCAGTTATCGCAGATGCTTAATATCGATTTCAACACTCTTCAGAAGTGCTGTTGCGATATTCAAGCTGCTATTCAGCAAGTTGCTGGCCAAGTCAATTTCTCTGCTGAACGTGTTATCAATGCTGTTAACCTGGGTGATTGCAACATCATTCAAGCTTTACAGAATTGCTGCTGCCAAACTCAACGCCAGATTGCAGATTTCCGTGCTGATCTGTTACTTCAGAACTGTAAAGACACATCTGAGATTCGCAATGGCCAACGCGATCTTGGTTTTGCAATTACACAAGGTTTCTCAGCTACTGCTTTCCAGGCTCAGCAAGATAAGTGCGATATTCTTCGTGCCGGTCAAGACAACACTCAGCGCATCATTGATACTCTGAATAACCACTGGAAGGATGAACAAGCTCTGAAGATTCAAGATCTTAAGTTTGAATTGTCTCAAGAGCGCCAAAATAATCTGTTGTTATCCCGCCTTGGTGGTAACGGTTGTGGATGTAATAATAGCTGTGGATGTGGCTGTGGCCAATAATGTTTAACCATTAAACTATAAAGATTATGGTTACATTATCACCAGTAGGCTTAGCCGCTGCTCCTGTGGCAAACCAAGTTTCGTTCTTGGCCACATTTAAGGAGAAATTGTGTCGTTGCGTTTGCGCAACTTCTACTAATCAACCATTCGCAACTGTTACTTACAGGAACGAAACGCCAGTTCTCAATGGAACTACGGTTTTTGTACCTATTGTAGCAACAATCACTATTGTTACTCCTAATGCTTGCAAATGTCAGGCAGAAACACAAGTAATCAATGAGCGATTTGTGGTCGCATTCCAAGGTGTAACGACACTTCCTGCATCTGTTGTTATTACTCAAGTCGGTATGACTCAAGGACTTATTAAAATAGTATGCGGAAAATCCAATTGCTATGCTATTAATAGTTCTTTGACTGTTTCTATTGCTGCGCCTGCAGCCTAATTGAAATCAAGGGTACTTAGGAAAGTTTTATACTTTTCTGAGTACCCTATTTTATTAACAACTTAAGAAGATAAGCTATATGATATTGTTTAAAGACATAAAACAGAATTATCCTGTATATATTCTAGATACACAGGAGTTTGATATTATTCAAGGCAAAGCTACTCAGGTATCATTTCCTAGATTGGAAATGAACCAGAAAACCGGTAAAACTGAGATGGTAGTGGATGTCACTATAGAGGCTAATGGGAAAATAGCAACATATACTATTCCTGAAAACCATTCAGTTACTTATGCTGGGCATCTCGTTTTAGCAACAGAAAAACCTGGGTTGGCAAGTGAGGTTGAAGCTCAGAAGGCAAGTGCAGAACAAGTTTTAGCTTCTGCTTCTAAAGCACAAAACATTATTGAAAAAGCTCCTTCATTGCTCGCAGAGCTTAATCCTATGTATAAGGAAAAGCAAGAAACAGAACAACGTTTCGGTAAGATTGAGACATCAATCAACAATATGGAGGAACTTATGAAAAAACAACAGGAAATGATGGAAAATTTCATCAAAAAATTTGAAAATTAAAAGCTATGGGACGTAAACTAAAATGTATTATAGTAAAATACCGTGAATGTGGCCGTGATAAGGAACACAAAGATGTAGTAGTAGAAAGCAAAATATCTACTCATCATGGTGAGTACGGTGAGCATGAGGTTAAATTCGATTTGCCTTATGAGCAAGCAGCGAACGCTCTTATGTCCGCTAAAGGATATTCTGAGTATGTAAAAAAGCATGGCTATCACTTTACAGATGCTCTTGCAGAACATGTAAGCAAAATGATGGTAAATGCTAGTGGCCAACAACATTCTTGGACTACAAGCCAGGTTAAAAAGTCCATGGAAAGTTTAGGCCTAACAATCCCTAAACATGTAACACATGGGGATGCTGCGTATCTTGCTAACATGTATTATGCAGATCTTTACCCGGATCCTTTAAAAGATGAAGCATCATGCCTTAGAGCTGCTTATAAAATAGCGAATGATCCTGATGGGTATGATGGCATGATTTTTTGTAGATGGACTGCTGACACAATAGGGAAAGCAATCAAATTGGACTGGGAAAAATTCGTATAATAATGTTAGAACTAATTGAAGCCAAAAACTTTGATGGGCTTATATTTTTCATAGCCGTTAGAGTTTGTATTATTTTAGCCTGCTGGATTTTCATGGTATTAAGCAGTATGGTAGATTTATGGAGTGGAACAACAACAGCAAAAGCACTTGGCCAAAAATTAATGTCACATGGGTTTCGTAGAACAATCACAAAAATCGGTGATTATGTAAGACTAATGCTTTTTGCTCTTATGTTTGATATACTTGGGAGCTTGTTATCATTCTACATAGTTCCATTCGCCACAATTCTATGCACTGTTGCTATTATATATATTGAAGGTAAATCTGTAGTTGAAAATAGTAAACGTAAAAAGGCTCATGCTGCAGAAGTACCTGATATAGTTAAACAGATTGTACAAGCTACAACTACAGAGCAGGGTCATGAGATATTAAATAGAATAAACCAATTATTAGCACTAAACGAGAAAGATAAATGAAACTGCAAGGAATTAGTATCAGCGTAGTTCGCAATGAATACGAATACAATAAGTATGTAAGTGAAGAGTATCGTAAGCAATATGATTATGAAGCAAGTAAATCTAGTCTGCCTTGGATTATCATAGATTTTGCAAAATATAATAACTCTTGAAGATTTCGTAAGCAATTCAGAGCTTACCTTTTCTCCAGCCGCTGATTTTACAGAAATAAGTCAGGCAGGAAACGGAGAATGGTCTGTAGGTTCAGACAAAACAAAATTGACGGTTAATCTACAAAAGATGAATCGCTTAATGCTTGAAGCCAAAAAGGACGTAGGCTATGCTTCTTTACCTGCTAACTTCTCAGTTACTGTAAAAGATAAGCAAGGTGATATTTTTACAGATGAGCACGCCTCAATTGATTTGTCTGACACAGCTAAAATTTTGAAAAGCATCGATGAGCGATGCTTGCAACAAGGAGGTGGCTATTTAGCTGAATTATTTTATGAACTTATCGCGCAAGGTAAAGTATGAGAAAGATAAATAAAATCATAGTCCATTGCTCTGCTACTCCTGAAGGGCAGGATGTCAAAACAGAGACCATACGAGATTGGCATGTGGGCGGTAATCACTGGAAAGATATTGGTTACCACTATGTGATTGAGCTCGATGGCTCTGTTCACAGAGGCAGAGATGAAAGTGTAGCTGGAGCACACTGTTCAGGCCAAAATGCGAACTCTATAGGAGTATGCTATGTAGGAGGTGTTGCTAAAGACGGTAAAACTCCTAAAGATACGCGCACTGAGGCTCAAAAGCGATCTTTACTCGAAACATTGAAAATCTTAAAGGTAAAATACCCAAATGCTACTATTCATGGGCATAGAGAATTTGCAGCTAAGGCATGCCCCAGCTTTGATGCTAAATACGAGTATAAAGACCTCTGAAGCGCATAAAAACCATTCTCGCATATAAGAAATTATTACGAGAATGGTTTTTATATTAAATATGAATAATAACAAATAAAACTCAAAGATTATGCGAGAATTAGCGAGAATAATTACATTTATATTTTTAGCCACTATATTATACAGCTGTAAGTCAATTCAATATGTGCCTGTGGAAACAATGAAAAGAGATACTACTTACTTATCTCAGACCAAAATTGATAGCATATATCATAGAGATTCAATCTATGTAGAGCGCAAAGGTGATACCGTGTATCTCAGTAAATATAAATATTTGTATAAATACATAGAAAAGCATGATACTCTCTGGCGAGAAAAAGTTGATACAATTCAGGTTGCATACCCTGTAGAAGCTCAGCTTACTAAATGGCAAAAGATAAAAATTAACATAGACGAATACCTGAAAACTACCATAATCTTAATAATTATAGGGCTGTGTGCAAAATACTTTATAAAGCGGTAAACAATAGAAACAATATAAACAATCCATTGTTTACGCCTAAAGTGCTCAAAATCAATTACTTATATATGCTGTAAACAAATAAACAATAATTTCATTAAATCTTCTCGTAGTAAAAACTGGTATTTCTTATTAACCTTAATGTTAATCGGAAATTAAGAAATTAAGTTTAAAATAATAGGGGAGATTGTTTCTATTGTTTCTTTGTTTACAGCAATTTTCAAGCCCTCCTACTAAAATTGCCGCTTAAATATTTTTAACATAATAAATTCTCAAAATTAATGAAATAAATTTTTTCTATCGAGAATAATTTGTATATTTGCATATCAAAAATAAGATAATAAAAATCACCAAAATATGGAGCAACAATTTAATATAGGTAATGTTATTGAGCACTACAAGCTAAATACAGAAGATTTAGCAAAGGTGTTATTTCCTACTGTTAAATATCCGAAACAGGCATTTGACCGTGTGTTAAAGGGTGAAGCCAATTTGGATGTTATACAGCTAGAGCGATTGGCCAATCATATTGGCGTGTTAGTAACTGACTTGTTTTCAGCAAATACTTGGAAAGGTTCATCTGAAGACGGATGCCTGACAATGCTTAAAGGTGAATACAAAGTAAAGCTGAATTATAAAGGCGTGTACGTATCTATATATAAGAATAATGAGCTTATTCATCAGAAGCTCTCAAACGTACCAGATATGACAGTAAGCGAGTTTATTAACTATTTAGATAACTTTATTAAAAATTACGAAAATGGAAACGATTAAAATTTCTGTTGAGGTTAGCGTAAACCTGTCTGAAAATACGCAGAATTTCATTAAGTCATTGTTTGGTAATGCTATTGCTCCTTCAGCATCTGCTGCTCCGGCTGCCAAGTCTGCTCCTTCAGCTCCCGCCACGCCAGCAAAGCCAGCTCCTGCAAAACCTACTCCTCAGCCTGCAGCACCTGCTCAGACTCAGAGCGCTGCCAAGCCTGCTCCTTCAGCACCTGCTGCTCCGGCTGCTTCTTCTGCCTCTAAGAATATTGAGGATGTTCGTAGCATGCTCGCAGAAAAAGTCAATGAGCATCGTGACGAGATTAAGCAGAAACTCAATGAGCTTGGAGCCCCGAGTGTGACAAAGCTTGACCCGGCTAAATATGACGAAATGTATAACTTCTTAGAATCACTGTAATTATGTCAAGTACAAAGAAGTTGCAAAAGATGGCTCAGAAGTTTCGTAGAGAAAATCTAATGCTTTATATTCGATGTTGCTATGGATTAACAAAACTGGCAAAAACATATAATTCAAATGGCAAGTAGTACTAAACCGCAGAAGCATAGCCAAAGAAGTCATGCACTTCTTTCGGCTTCTGGAGCAGGAAGATGGCTGAATTGTACTCCGTCTGCCAAGCTTGAAGATGAATATGGAGAAAAGAAGTCTTCAGTATATGCAGAAGAAGGTACATTGGCTCATGAGCTCTCAGAGCTTTACCTGAGAAAAGATACACTAGGCAGCATTAGCGAACAGGATTTTGATCAAAGGCTCGAAGAGATAATGATGAATGATTTGTTCAGCGAGGAAATGCTTGAAGTTGTGCCTATCTATACGGATTATTGCTCAGAGCAATTAGCTGAAGCAAGAACTGAAAATCCGTTAGCCGTTATGGAAATCGAGCAGAAACTTGATTTGACAGAATATGTGCCTGAAAGCTTTGGAACAGCCGACTGTGTTATTATCAATGATGATCTTATGGAAGTCATTGACTTGAAATATGGAAAAGGTGTTCCAGTGTATGCTGAATGGAATAAGCAACTTATGCTTTATGGACTTGGGGCTTTGCAGAAATATGACACTATGTATGATATAACGGAAGTACGATTGACTATTGTGCAACCTCGTATTAACAATATATCAAGTTGGCAAATATCTGTTGAAGAGCTACATAGATGGGCAGAAGAAGAACTTAGACCAAGAGCTGAACTCGCTTTTGAGGGCAAAGGAGATCTTAATGCTGGTGATTGGTGCAGATTCTGTGCTGTGCGTAATCAATGCCGTAAGCTTTATGAGCAACAACTCGAAATCGCACGACATGAATTCGCAGATCCAGAGTTATTAACAGACGATGAGATTGCTGATATAGTTAAACGCACACCTAAGTTAATAGAGTGGGCTAATTCAATAGCAGAATACGCACAAACTAAAGCGATTAACGAGAATAAGCAATGGCCGGGGCTTAAATTAGTTGAAGGAATTAGTCGACGCAAATGGGTTGATGAAGACCAAGCTTCTAATGCAATTTTTGCACGTTGCCCTGAACTTTCAGAGGATGAGATTTTCAATATGAAGCTTAAACCAATTACTTCTATTGAGAAGTTAGTAGGTAAAAAGCGTTTTGAGGAAATACTCTCGGATGTGGTTATTAAGCCACAAGGCAAACCTACTCTTGTACCGCTTGAGGACAAGAGACCAGCAATGGGATATACTCAAGCGCAATTAGATTTTAAAGAATAATAACAACTTAAAAATTAAAGAAAATGAGTAATCAAGTAAATTCAACCAAAGTAGTAACTGGCAAAGTAAGATTTTGTTATGTAAACGTGTTCGAGCCCACAGCTATGAATGAGGGCGATACTCCTAAGTACAATGTCTGCGTTCTTATTCCTAAGAGCGATACGGCTACTATTGACAAAATCAAGAAAGCTATAGAAGCTGCAAAGGAAGCAGGTAAGGCAAAACTCGCAGATAAGAACGGCCGTATCCCAGCAAATCTCAAATTGCCTCTGCGTGATGGCGATGAAGAGCGCCCGGATGACCATGCATTTGAGGACCACTATTTCATCAATGCAAACTCGATGCGTCAGCCGAGCATTGTAGACCGCTCACTCAATCCAATCATGAGCAGAGACGAGTTCTACTCTGGTTGTTATGGCCGCGCTTCAATTAACTTCTATGCTTTCAATGTTTCATCCAAAGGCATCGCTGCTGGGTTGAACAACCTTCAGAAGCTCGAAGATGGAGAGATGTTGGCCGGTGGCTCAACAGCTGAAGAAGATTTTGGTGGAGAGAATGCTGTTCAGGATGACGATATGATGTAATATCGGAGGCATTTGTTTACGCCTGGATAGGTCCGGACTAATTAGTCCGGGCCTCTTTTATGGGATAGTAAGTTTAACTGGTAAAACAGGGCGAGGTATGGGCGTTCACTTGCGGGTTCGACTCCCGTCTATCCCACTATTATAAATAATAAATAAAACAATAATGGCAGAAAATCTTTTTATAGACGTTGAAACATATTCATCTGTAGATATTAAAGAGTCTGGAGCTTATAAGTATATAGAGTCGCCAGACTTTGAGATTCTTATAATAGGGTATGCTTTAGATGATAGTCCGGTAAAAATAGTAGACTTAGCTCAAGGCGAAGAAATGCCTGAAGAGCTTGAAGAAGCTTTGCTTGACCCGGATTGCGTAAAGGTGGCGCACAACGCTGTATTTGAGCGCTTGTGTTTTAAGCGCGTAGGATATGATGTTCCAGCAGAGCAGTGGTATTGTACCTCTGTAAAAGCTGCATATTGTGGTTTACCACTTTCTTTGGACGGAGTATCAAAAGCTCTTAATCTTACTGATAAAAAACTAGATACTGGTAAAGCACTTATTAAATACTTCTCATGCCCATGCAAAGCAACTCGAGTTAATGGTATGCGCACTCGAAATTATCCTGAACATGCTCCTGAAAAGTGGGAAATGTATAAGGAATATAACAAGTATGATGTACTTGCAGAGCGTGAGATATTTAAGAAACTAGAAGATTATATTATTCCTGATATAGAACGCCATATGTATGTTCTTGATCAGAATATAAATGACAGGGGCATTCTTGTAGATATGGAATTAGCAAAGTCTGCTATTGACGTAGATAATACATATACTTCTATGTTAACTCAACATGCTCAGCAGCTAACAGGACTCGAAAATCCAAATTCACCAACTCAGATAAGACAATGGGTCGAGAAGAAAACGGGCAGTGTAGTATTATCTCTTTCTAAGGAAACAATGCCAGATTTATTTAAAGAGTTTGCTGACTACCCAGATGTAATAGAGTTGCTTAATATACGCAAAAAGCTGTCAAAGACTTCCATCAAAAAGTATTATGCAATGCTCAACTGCGCCATGAAAGATAATAGGTGTAGAGGCTTATTTCAATTTTATGGTGCAAATAGAACTGGGCGATGGGCCGGTAGACTATTGCAATTGCAGAATCTGTCAAAGAACCACATATCACACATAGAAATACCGCGTGAACTAGTTAGAGCCCGCGATTGGGAATCTGTAGAAATGCTATATGATGATGTGTCTGATATTTTATCCCAGCTAGTAAGAACAGCTTTAATAGCTCCTGAGCATAAAACATTTGCAGTCGCTGACTTTTCAGCTATTGAAGCACGCGTAATTTCTTGGCTTGCTAATGAAAAGTGGCGCATGGACGTGTTTAAAGGCGATGGCAAAATTTATGAAGCCACCGGCTCTAAGATGTTTAATGTGCCAATATCCGCGATTACTAAAGGTTCAGTACTGCGTGACAAGTCTAAAATTTCAGAACTAGCACTCGGGTATGAAGGTTCATTAGGAGCTCTTAAGCGAATGGGTGGAGAACGCATGGGGTTATCTGATACAGAAATGATGAGTCTGGTGCGCAAATGGCGCATGGCTAATCCTGCTATTGTAGATATGTGGAAAGAGATAGATGAAGCCTCAAAAGAAGCTGTTAGATACCAAAGGCCAGTATCATGCACATGTAGAAATATAGTATTCGATTGTGATGGAAAATTCATGACAATCAAACTACCTTCCGGTAGACAACTATTCTATTATGGGCCTAAATTCAAAGATAAGAAAATAGGCCGTTCTACAATGCCAACAAGAGTATTATGCTATCAAGGAGTTGTGCAAGAAACCAAGCAATGGGGTGAGATTGATACGTATGGTGGTAAACTTACAGAGAATATAGTTCAAGCTATTGCTCGTGATTTACTTGGAAATTCCATGCTTAATATGCAAGAAGAAGATTTTGAAATAGCTATGCATGTGCATGATGAAGCTATAGCAGAAATACCTCTTGAAAATGCTAAAGAGCATTATAACAATATGATTAAAGCTATGGAAAAAGTGCCTCATTGGGCTTCAGATTTTCCACTAAAAGCAGATGGGTATATAACACCATTCTACTTAAAAGACTAAAATATGATTATGGTGTGCTTATATATTATTTACGCGTATTATGCAAGTAGATAAATTGAAATATGATGAGAATTTGAGCATAGCTATAGGGCTAAATGTCTCAAGTAAAGTATGGAAAAATACCAAAATTACTTGGAGTGGATTAGTCCAAAAATTAGCTACTCCTGTAGTAACCACTGAAACATACAAGCGGTTTATAAATGCTACAAAAGAAGAGCAAAGTAAGATAAAAGATGTAGGAGGATTTGTAGGTGGCTTTCTTACAAATGGTAGGCGTGATAAAACAAATGTGCTTTACCGCCAGTTAATTACATTGGATATTGACTTTTCTCATGAAAATTTTTGGTGGGATTTTACAATGCTATTCGGGTGTGCTGCGGCTATACATTCAACTCACAAGTCGTGTCCTGAAAAGCCACGGCACAGATTGATAATTCCGCTCGATAGAGAAGTATCGCAAGAAGAATATCAAGCTATTGCTAGAAAAGTCGCAGGAGACTTAAACATTGATTTGTTTGATCAGTCAACTTTTGATGTAAATAGACTTATGTTCTGGCCGTCTGTATCATCAGATATGGAATACTACTTTGAGTTTCAAGACGGGCCTTTTCTTGAAGCTGATTATATCCTTGGGCTATATAATGATTGGCATGACACAAGCGAATGGCCAACTGCTACAGATAGCACAGATGTAATAATGCAAGCTATTAAAAAACAAGAAGACCCAGAAGATAAAAAAGGCATAATTGGTGTTTTCTGCCGTACTTATACTATACAAGAAGCTATTGAGACTTTTCTTTCAGATGTATATACACCAGCTGGAGAAGGGCGATATACATATATAAATGGTTCTACGACTGCGGGCTTAATAGTCTATGATGATAAATTTGCATATTCCCATCATGGAACAGACCCAGCAGGAGGCAGATTATGTAATGCATTTGACTTAGTCCGCATACATAAATTTGGCCATTTAGATACAGGCAAAGAAAAAGAAGACAAAGATAAAAAGAGCTTTAAGGCGATGGAAGAATTTGCCTCTAAAGACTCTACAACAAAAAAGCATATCGCTGAAGAAAAGTTTGCTGAAGCTAAATTCGAGTTCGCAGAAGAAGCAAAAGCAGAAGTTCCTGAAGACTATGATACTTCATGGACAGAAGAGCTTGATGCTAATACAAAAGGCGAATATGATAATTCAGCCAACAACTTGAACATAATAATTCAACATGATCAGTTTTTAAAAGATGTATTTAAGTTAAATATTTTTGATAATAAAAGATATGTTACACGTTCGTTACCTTGGCGTAAAATTGACGCTATTGATCCTTTTCGTGATGTTGATTATTCCGGTGTGCGTAATTATATTGAGTGTGTTTATGGTATTGTATCAAGCCAAAAGGTTGATGACGCACTTGCGCTTGAGTTTGAAAAGAAGAAGTTTCATCCGATAAGAAAATACTTGCTGGAACAAGAATGGGATGGCATACCGAGAGTCAATACACTGTTAATCGATTATTTTGGGGCTGAAGATAATGCCTATACTAGAGCTGCCATTAGAAAAATGCTCTGCGCTGCAGTTGCCAGAGTTTTTGAGCCCGGAGTTAAATTCGACACATCACTCATATTGGTCGGAGAACAAGGAACGTATAAAAGTACTTTCGTTAAAAAGCTCGGCATGGAATGGTTCTCAGATACATTCACGACTGTGCAGGGCAAGGAATCATTTGAGCAGATACAAGGAGCGTGGCTAATTGAAATGGCAGAGCTTTCAGGTCTTAAGAAAGCAGAAGTAGAATCGATTAAGCATTACATATCAAAAAGAGAAGATATGTTCAGGCCAGCGTATGGTAGAACAGTGGAAACATACAAAAGGCAATGCGTGTTTTTTGGTACTACTAACAATAAAGACTTTTTACGCGACCCGACAGGAAACCGGCGCTTTATGCCTATAGATATAAGGCCAGAATACGTTACAAAATCTGTTATAGGTGATCTTACTCAAGATGAAGTAGACCAAATATGGGCTGAGGCATATCAGCTATATTTAGCAAAAGAGCCTTTATACCTTGTTGGTGACGAAGACATAATCGCTAAGATTGAGCAGCACAAACATTCAGAGACAGATGAGCGTAGAGGTATTATCGAGGAGTATCTTAATACTAAATTTCCAGATGACTGGGATAAAATGGACTTGTACGACAGAAGACGTTGGCTTGAAGACCCATTGTCTAAGAATGGCACAGTACAAAAAGACTTTGTATGCATCGCTGAAATATGGTGTGAGTGCCTTAGCAAAGAAAAGAATGATATGTCTAGGTATAATACGAGAGAGATTAATGAAATTATTAGGTCAATGCCTGAATGGGAAGCTATAGCGTCTACTAAGAATTTTTCATTATATGGCAAACAAAAATACTATAAGCGTAAAGATAGTTTATTATGATAGCGAATTTTTATAAAATGCAATATGGAAATTACCGTAATTCCGTGCTCCTTGTTACAAAAAACATAGAGCATATTCCGTCTGTCAAAACAACTGTTATATACAATGGCCAAATGTTTTGTGTTGACAGATTAGAATTTAATTTAGATAAGTGTGAGTATAACATTTATATGGCCAGGTTATGAAATATGTAATACTAAGAGCTGTATGCAAATTCTCCGATGGTTCTTTAAGAACAATAAAATATGATGAAAATCATGTAACAGAAGAGAATGCTTGCAACGATGTAGCTCAATTCAAGAAAAATCTTAAAGATAAGCTTAATCGATCATTGCAAATACCTGGAGTAACTATAAGTTCAATAAATTTAACTTATGAAGAAAGAGACGGTAGACAGTGAAAAAGTTGTAGAGCGCAAATTGGTTGAGCTTGTTAAAATAAATGGTGGTATGTGCATAAAACTGCTGTGCGACCAACTTATAGGCTTACCAGATAGAATGTGCTTATTTCCAGGCCATAAAATAGTCTTTGTGGAATTAAAAACGACAGGACAAAAGCCCAAACGTATACAAATGTATATGCATAATAAGCTTCAAGCATTAGGCTTTAGAGTCGAAGTGATAGATACAATAAAAGGTGTTGAACAGTTTATAAATAACATACTTGATGGAAGAAAAAGCTGATAAACTTATTAAAGATACACAAAAAGTTAATAATGCGCTTAACCAAACACTTTTAGATGCAGAGTTAAGCCTTTTAAAATTTACTAATAGCAGTGAAACTTTACTTAAATGTATAGCTAAAAATATAATAGAAATTAAGTACTTGTTAAAAGAACAAAATGCTAACAGAAAATAATTTACATAAATACCAATTAGCTTGTGTTGAGCATATAATTGCCCACCCATTCTGTGGTGTGTTTCTCGATATGGGGTTAGGAAAAACAGTATCAACACTAACAGCTATAAACTATTTGATGTTTGATTATCTTGATATCAGCTCAGTGCTAGTCATAGCGCCAAAGAGAGTAGCTGAGTCAGTCTGGCAAGAAGAAGCAGAGAAATGGGATCACTTAAAGCATTTGTGCTTTTCTAAGATTATAGGTACTGCTAAGCAGCGGATAGCAGCTGTCATGGAAACAAAAGCTGATATCTATGTTATATCAAGAGATAATGTAGCGTGGCTTTGCGCTTTGTATGGTGGGGGCAAATTACCTTTTGATATGGTAGTAGTTGATGAGCTTAGTAGTTTTAAGTCATATAAGTCAGAGCGCTTTAAGGCGTTACGTGGAGCTAGGCCGTATCTCAAGCGTTTAGTTGGATTGACTGGCACACCAGCTCCAAATGGGCTTATTGACCTATGGCCTCAAATATATCTTATGGATAGAGGTGAGCGCCTTGAAAAGACAATATCCAGATATAGAGAAAGATATTTTCGGCCAGGCAAATCAAATGGTCATATCGTATATTCTTATGATCTGATGAATGACTCAGAATATATAATACATAAGAAAATAGAGGACATTTGCATAAGCATGAGAGCAGATGATTATCTTGAAATGCCACTCAGGACAGATAACTATATAAAGCTCAGGATGCCAGAAGCTATAAAAAAGCAATATGATGATTTTGAAAAGAACAAAGTACTTGACTTAATAAATGCTACTGAAACAGTTGAGCAAAAAGATGAAAACGGGGATTCAGCATTTATAGAAAAACCAGTAGAAGTAAATGCTATTAATGCTGCGGCTCTTTCAAATAAATTACTTCAATTCGCAAATGGGGCCATATATGATGAGAAAAGAAACGTGTTTCCAATCCATGATATTAAGCTCGATGCTCTTAAAGAGATAATTGAAGATGCGAATGGCCAGTCTGTACTAGTGGCCTGGACTTATCAATTTGATAGGGATAGAATCATGGAATATCTTAAACAATACAAGCCAAGAGAACTTAAAAACAATAAAGACATTGAAGACTGGAATGCTGGCAAAATACAAGTTATGTTGGCGCACCCAGCATCAGCTGGGCATGGTCTTAATCTTCAAGCAGGAGGCAGCGTAATAGTTTGGTTTGGGCAAACATGGAGTCTCGAGTTGTATCAACAGTTCAACGGGCGTTTATATCGTCAAGGTCAACAGAATCATGTTGTTATAAATCATCTAATACTGCAAGGCACTCATGACGAAGATGTAATCACAGCACTTAAATTGAAAGATAAAAAGCAAAGCTCTTTAATGGATAGCATAAAAGCAAAAATCGATAAATATAAAAAATTTATGTAAACTATGGGACGTAATGGCAAAAAGCCTTCAGTATTTACTGAAATGGTAAATTTTATCAACAGCAATGTTGGTAAAAAAATAAGTTCAAAAGAAATTCTACTTGGCAAAGAGCCAGGCAGAAATTCAGAAACTGCGTATCTTTACAAGTTTATAAAACTAGAGTATGTAAAAGCTGTAAACGACGGTTTTGTGATGCATAAAGATACAGTATATGAGATAGTAAAACCGTTTCCTAAGCATTATAACTCTGTGATGTTTATGGATGAATTGAGAGTAGCAAATGGATTTATAGCTGATAATCATGAGCGCAAATTGTATTAAATTATCAAGACTAAAAGTTGGAGATATTTTCTGTTATCGTGGTGTAATATACGAAGTAGTCATAAAAAATGCATGGACAACTACTTGTAGATATGCAAATGATGCTAAAACTCCTAAATATATGTATTGTGATTTTAATAATTATACAAAAGTAGAAATATGAAAGCAACAGACATACAAATAGGCGGTAACCATTATAAAGATATGATTATGCAGCCAATAGAACTTATAAACACTTTAGGATGCTCCTTTATACAAGGATGCATTATAAAGTATATTAGCAGATATAAAGCTAAAAACGGAGCACAGGATATAGAGAAATGTATTCATTATGCAGAAATGGCTATTCAGCTAAAAGATAGAAAGTATTACAGAAGTGACACTTATATAAAAGAAACCAATCTATTCGTAGCAAAAAATAAGCTTACTGTATTGCAAAGAGGCATTATAATAAATGCACTAAGCAATAAGTATAATGTCGTAATAACTTTGTGCAAAGAATTGCTGCAGATAGAATACCCGGAAAAGCAATAAAGCATTGCTAAGTTAAGAAGTGTTAAGTAGATGCATTTTATGATGAAAAAATTTTCTATTCTCGGAGAAAATTGATATATTTACACATCAAAATAAAGATAATAAGATGGACAAGAAACGAACATTTCAGCAAATAGCCAGAGACATAAAGTCAGTATGGCTTAATGTATATTTTGGTGCTGTACCTTATTTGGAGGCAATGCTAACACTTGATACTTCAGACCCAAATGACACGTATATGTATGATACTGCAGGAGATATTGTCAGATATTTTTTGGCGAATGCACAGACATTTAGAGGCGCCGATGCTAAAAGATTAAAAACAGAGCTAAAATCAATGTTGTAATGGATGAAATAATAAACAGTTTTAAATCATGAGTAACATTTTAGAAAAAGCAAATCAGATTGTGAATGAGCGCTCAGAGGAAAAAGAGCGTCAGTACGGGCCTTTTATAGCGTCAATGGCGAAAGCCGCCGCTATTTATAACTTAATAACACCCGAAGGCCAGACGATAACAACTGCTGGCATGTATAGAGCTATGATAGCTCTTAAGTTATCACGTGAAGCTTACGCACACAAAGAAGATAATCTTCTCGATGCTGTAGCTTATATGGGCTCTATGAATGACTATTTGGAAGAGTGTGAACTGGAAGAAAATGAAATGTAAAATAATCATTAAGTAATATGGCAAAAATATATAACACAACAGACCTCAGGCCTGATCAGGCTTTTGAGCGCCACGTATTCCACAGAGACCAATTTGCGCATTATCTGCGATGGACTCACATTCTGAAAGAGGCTAAGATTGGCGAATCTATTGTTGATTTTGGCTGTGGTGCTGCTAACTTGCTTGAAGTATTATACCGAAACAAGTTTAAGCAGAAAGAATATATTGGTATTGATATTCGTGAGAAAACAATTCAAGGAGCAGCAGAAAAATATGCTGATATACCTTGGGCTCATTTCTATGTTGCTGATCTTGTTAAAAACTGCATGGATTTCAGCAAGTTTAATGCTGATAAAGTATGTGCCTTTGAAGTGATCGAGCACGTTGGCAAACAGAATGCAGATGCTTTTTTGGAAAACTTTAAGGCTTGTGGTAATAACGACGCCACTTATTATCTTTCAACCCCGAACTACGATCCATCTGTAGGAGCGGCTGGTAATCATACTTATGATTCTGGTGATGGGCGTGGGGTTGACGTACAAGAGTTTGACCATTGGGAGCTTGAAGGCATATTGCTGAAACATTTTGATATAGTAAATAAGTTCGGCACATTTGCTTCGGCTAAAGACTATAAGCCATTGATGAATGATTGGCAACAAAAAATGTTTGATGCTCTTAAAGATTACTATGACTCAAATCTCGTTTCCAATATAATGGCTCCTATGTTTCCGGATGCTTCGCGCAATACTCTTTGGGTGTTAGAGCGCAAGCCAGGAGATATAAAAGTTGCTCCTAAAGTCACTGAGCAACCAAACTTATTCGACGACGATTTAATGTAATAATACACAAATTATGAAAAGTTTAATTTCAGTAACTCCAAGAGAGTTTAAACGCGACTTCAATGAAGTAATGGAAATGTGCACAGATCTGTGCATGACAACAAATCAAGAGATTATTATCGTTGTTCCTACGAGCAGAGAGTCAAATACTCATGCAGAAATAGCCAAACTTGTTCCTGTAGAAAATGGCAGAGGTATTAAGTATGAGTATAACAAAGAACTTATGGATAAATATGGCATTAACGCTTCTAATCCTAAGCTTTCAAAAATTGAAGCTATCATGGCCGATGCTTTTGAAAATGAAGGAGTTTACAGCCTTATAAGTCCGGAAGTTAAAAACAGATTTGCTAAAGGAGTAGAAATAGCAGCTAAGAAACTTATTAAAATGATGTAACCATGAAATTTGCAAAAATAAGAAATGTAAAATCCCCTGTTCGTGCGACTGGTAAAGCAGCAGGAATTGATTTTTTCGTTCCTAACTTTGGCAGTAACAAAGGCTTTATCGTAAATCCAGGAACTGATATTTTAATACCATCAGGTATTAAGATGGAGATTCCAGAAGGATATATGCTTATGGCGGCTGATAAGTCAGGAGTCGTAACTTCTAAATGGGCTTGTATTATGGCTAATAGAAAACCGAAGCCAGAAGCATTTGAAAGCATTGTTATTCTAGGAGCCAAGATTGTAGATGAAGATTATCAAGGTGAAATTCATATACATCTTGTTAATGTAGGTAAAGCTAAAGTCCACATTAAACCAGGTATGAAAATAGCACAATTTATTCTTGTGCCTGTATCGTATGAAGGCCTTGAAGAAGTTTCTGAGTCAGAGCTTTTCAGCAGACAATCTGAGCGTGGTGATGGAGCACTTGGGTCTACTGGGTCATATTAAGGATTGATTTTCACATTATTCTCGCGCGCAATATTGCGCTTTAAGTACATGAATGATTGAATAATAATGGAATAATAAGCGCACTCTAGAACGCGCGAGAATATATAAACTTTAAGCACATGAAACAGCCCAAGAAGAAAACAGTTGAAATTCCACAAGTAATTTATACAGATCAATTTCTTAGATTTGCGGCCATTTATGCTAACAGATTTAAAGCTTCAAACGGGTATGGTAAATGGCTTGTGGAATATAAACGGATGGATGAAAGCGGATGGTTTAAACCGGAAAAGTTAAGAGAATTTTACGCAGATATACTAAAAGGTGCAAGTACTTTATCATTTATATATAAAGACGCTGTGTGTTATATTTGCACGCAAGCTCTTAATGCTACTAAAACTTTTGCTTCTGTAAACTCATTTGAAATTAGAGTAATAACTGGTGAAATTGCTTTTAACGATGACAATGAAGAGCTTAAAGATTTATCCATGGAAGAAGCATTAGCTATATGCAAAGCTATGAATGATGAAGCTGAAGAGCTTTTGTTTAGAGTTTATAACAGCTATACAAATAAACCTGTTAAGTGATATGAAACTAGTAGAGACTAATTATATAATTGAAATGCACATTGAAAGTCCTATAGACCTTGAAATTGAAATGTGCAGGTATGATTGCCAAACTAAAGATGAACTCAATGACCTTCTTTGGAATGACTATGGCACTATACTCATACTAGATTATGAGGAGGATAGCTTATGAATATAGCCTATAAAAATGCTACTGAGGCTTTTGAAGATCTATACGCTTTTATTATGGGCCAAGGAGTAAATACTAATGTCGGTACAAGAGCTGTTTACAACATTGGTTTTTATCTACTTAATCCTCAGCAGCGAGTTATAACGACAGAATGGCGCAAATTCAGTGAACGATATGCAGAGCGTGAATACGCTTGGTACATGTCATGTGATAGGAGTGTAGCTGAAATCAAAAAGTATGCTCCTATATGGGATAAAATGCACGGCGGCGACAATATTGTCAATTCTAACTATGGGTGGCAATGGACTCGCAACAATCAATTGGCAAAGTGCATTGAGCAGCTTAGAGAGAATAAAGATACTCGCCAAGCTTGGCTTACTATATTTGACGGCAAAGAAAAAGACGACTATAAACATGATACACCTTGTACACTATCAGTCGGATTTGATATTAAGCCTCAAATAGAGACTCTCGATATGTGCGTGACTATGCGAAGCAATGATTTGGTTTATGGCTTTTGCAATGACCAGTATTGTTGGACAAAGCTTCAACAATTAGTTGCAGATGAGCTCGGTGTGCCAATAGGCACTTATTACCATTTTGCTCATGATTTGCATATATATAAGAGACACTTCGATATGCAAGAAAAGTATTATAAACAACAACTTAAAAATTTATAAAAATGAAAAAGGTGCTTAAATTTTTATGGAGATGTGTAGGTATACTTTATTTCCCTATATATTTATTAGCATGGGTATTGCATAAAATAGCAAGGCTCATGCTTGCAGTCGCATATTTTGGATTGCTTAACAAGCAAGCTGGAAAAGATATAATCAAGTCATTATTTAAGTGGCATGGAAGATATTAAGCAATATGGAGACTTAACTGAAAAGGAACTCTTTGAATTTCTCGATGAAATTAAAAGCGATGATGAGGATATTCAAGAGGCTCAATCTGAGGCAATTGAAAAAATTACCTTGGAAGAAGAACATGTTGAGTTATCTGAAGAAGAGCAGGAAAACAGAGAGATTGAAGCTAGATATGGAGATAAAATGCCATGGACTGGTGTAGGGTGGAATAATTGCAATGGTGTAAGGCTATTTGGGCCTGAAGGACAGCGTAGAGCTGCAATGGCTAATATAGAAGCTAGAAAGAAAAAATCTCAAAGACTTAAAGAAGATAGAATACGCATCCAACGTGAAGCTTTTAGACAAGAATATATACGCCTTAGTGACCCTATAGGAAACGAAAGAATAAAACTACTGGTTTCATCTCTTGTTAAAGAGCATACACGAATGGTGGATAAATATTCAGCTTATATAAATAAGCGATTAGCAACATTGATTAATCCTTTTATTCCGCGCAGATTAAGAATATGTAAAAGCTTATATCCTGACTCAATTCGAATATCCCCCGGCTTTTTATACAAAGCAAGTGAAGAATATGGTTCTGGATTGACTTTTTGGGCAATGCCTGATATCCCATACTATTTTGCTCAAAACACAGAGCAGAAAGTTCTTATAGAGCATAAATCATTATTCTTGGTAAATGTAGATCAGTCCATAAAGTTTTATCATGAGCATCTTAGAAAGAGAGCAGACAAAGAGCTTAAATATGCTTCTTTAATATACCAAAAAGGTGTATACTCATACTTTGACTTGTTAAGGCTTAATCCATTTTGGTATGAAGTTTTATATAATGACTTACAAAACAAAATTAAAGAAATAGTATGAAAAGTAATAACACTAAATTAGCATTGCCGAGAATTTTAATCTATCAAGATGAAGACTGTAAAATTTTGGTAGATTACTTAGTATATAATGGCTTTCAAGTAATAACCTCTACTGAGAAGGATATATTGGCCAAAATCAGAGAAAAGAATTATGACTTGTGCATATTAAGCCATTATAAGACAACAGATATTTCTATGAGGTTAAAACCATTAAAGTTTTTACGCAAATCAGACAATAAAATACCAGTAATAATGGTGTCAGATAAAGCTAGGTATGATTATGTCATAGAAGCTTTTGATGAAGGTGCAGATGATTACGTAATAAGGCCATATAATATTGAAGAGCTTATAAGAAGAATAAAAGCTGTTTTAAAAAGGTGCGGTATACGAGTGAGAAATATAGAATCGTCTTATGAGATAGGCGATTACCTGTTTAATACAATAGATAAAATTCTTACTATAGGTGATGTAAAAACACAGCTTAATAGTAAACTAAGCCAAGTTCTTGCTTTACTATGCGCTTATAAAAATGAAACATTACCTAAGAAAATACTTATGCAACAAGTATGGGCTGATGATAACTACTTTAATAAACGCAGCTTAGACGTTCACATATGTATGTTGCGAAATATGCTTAAAATGGACAACCGTGTTGTTATAGAAACTATAAGAGGCGTTGGCTATTCTCTCGTCGTAGAAAAAGATGAAAGCCTAATGTAAAAAAGCAGACTACTTTTCTGTAGTCTGCTTTTTAGGCTATGCGTTTCTTAAAATTTTTAAGAAAATATATACACATTTTTCCTGTTATAAAGTTCTCATCTTGATTACCGGTATGAAAACACTTATGGCCATACTCATTTGTATAAACCTTAAAATCGCCTTGCAATTCTCTTGCGCCAGTTTGGCTATTAAACCACCATACCCTAACATGGTTTGTGTCAAGCCATTTTATTTGCTGCTGAATATGTCTAGTGAGATCCTCATATTCATCATAATCTGCTTGATCTTCAACGTATGGAATAAAGGTGCATTCTATAAGGTCTGAGTCATCAACTGCTTTCCAATCATCTTCTATGTAAAAGTTATTGGAAAACATTTCAGACACATCATTTGCTTCTTCTAAGTTATTTTCGTCTAATGGCTCTTCACCATAATACAGAAAATAAAAAGCATCATTTGATATTTGCAAAGTCTGCTTTTTGCTGTAATCTAAAATAAAATTGCTCATTTATTCTCCTGTTGTGCTTGTAATATTTCTCCTGTTAGGCTTTATAGTATTCTCTTGTCCAGTTGTGGCAAGTATTCTCTCGGCCGTTTCTTCCGCTAATTTCTGTATCACACTTACGTAGGCATAACAGAATATGCACTCTGCACCTATGGGTATAAGCTGCTTAACCATGATAGCCATGCGGCTTTTATGCATTTTAGTGTGTAACATATTTTAACAGTTTTACTTTTATTCTTTTATAAGCTAAAATACAAAATAACCTTGAAATAGATTGCTGTTTTACAGGTTTTAACATAAAAATTTTCACTGCTGCATCACATCTTTGGTCAAAAACATAAAGCCTCTGAGCTACTCAAAAATATATGAAATTTCATTATTCTCGTTCATTCTCTCCTCATTTCTTTTTATAGATTTGGTTTACTATTATTCTCGAATAAAAATATCCTAGAGACCAAGAAAATGAGTCAACTATTAGCCATAAATTTAACAACTATTTATATAGCTGCCTGGTGGCCTAAAACTCAAGAAAGTCCATACCTCAATTCATATTATAGACTTTATAAAAATACATTGATAGATACACTTCTTTTGACCTCTATCGCGTCGAATTGAGTTAACCCATATTATAGTACACTCAAAGCCTAAAAGTGTCCTAGAACGCGAAAGAAGCATGCTTTTATAAGATTACATATTTTAACATAAACGGTGGGGATATAAAAAAAGAGCCGCCTCTTTCGAGACGACTCTTTTCATGGCAGAACTATATAACGAACATTAAGCAAGTGATTCTTCTTCAGATGGAATATAATTAGCTGGGGTTTCATTCACCTGAGCGGCTAAATACTCATCCAATTCCTTTTTTGCATCTTCAAGCTGTTTCTTTTTAGCTTCCAGTTCTTCCTGAGCTTTCTGCAGCTTCTCCTCTGCCTTTTTAACATTCTCTTCGCAACGGATTACGCGATCTTGCGGAGTAAGTGGAGCGCGGGTTGCTGCTGCCTCACGGCGTTCCAAATATTTAGCATTGAGCCGCATACCTTCTTCGTCGAACTCTTCGGCAATTTTAAGGCCATCAGCTTTTGCGACTTTATGCATTGTCTTTGCTGCAAGTGGATTACCTTCAATAGGCGTCGGGATTAAAATACGGTAAAGTAAACGCTGAGCTCGTTTATCTGGCACGATTGCCACAATACGGCCGACTACCATTTCGGCATGCTCTTCACCATTTTCATCTATAGTACGGTATTTCTCAAATTCTACCATTTTACCGACATTGTCGATAACTTCATTAATCTCTTCGGCGATTGCTTCCGGTGTCCAATCGATTTTATCTACTGGATCTTTTGCTTTACGAGCACGAACTTTCTTTTCCGGCTCAATGACTTCGTCCAAAATGCGAACAAGATTACTGTCGTGTACCTTAACGATGCGGCGTCCGTCATCTGTCTTAATAGCGTAAAGAACTTTGTTTGTGCGCTTCTCCTCGACCACTCCTGCGATGTAACCATCAACCCATTCTACAGTATTGAACGGGACTGCTTGACAGCGGTGATTGATATTCTTTTTCAGCTCTTCGGCCAATGCATGGCGCTCCTCATCGGTCATCTTCGGCTTTTTCTCGAGAGTTGCTTTGCTGCTGTTGCTCATCGGATTGACACCATTGTTCTCTTCTGCTGCTTTTATAGCTGCTTCTTCCTCAGGTGTTAACGGGTTATCTGTGTCTTCGAACTCCTGTACAGGGTTTGCCACTTCGGATTGTGTTTCTCCTGATACTGGAGCTTGAGCTTGCTCACGAGCTGCGAGTACAACCTCAATCTCGGCTTTATCTTCGTCACTTGCTGTTGCTAAAAGAGCATTTAACTTCTTCGTTGTCATTTGTGAAAATTTCTTTGTTGCCATAATGCTGTAAATTTTAATTGTTATTACTTGTTTTATTTTGATATTGCAAATATAATATGTTTATTCAATTTATAAAACCGTTTTGAGAATTATTTTCCAAGTTTTATGTTAAAAAATATCAATTGAGTTTCTTGAACGGCCCTAAAAGCCCGAGAGTACTTATATTATATCCCTCCTTGCCAAAGAATCTGAGTGCCATATTAGCTAATTTCGTTGTCCCTAAGGCATCCGAAGACGCTACTATGATAGCTACATTATTCTCATCATTGGACGCGATAGCATAATCCGAAATGGCTTCTATGAAGTTCTCCATATTGCTCAAATTCTCTCGAATGGCCTCAACTTCAAGCCTATAAGCTGTTACAAACATTTCGTTTCTTGCCATATTATTTAGCTTTTACAGTTTTATAACTCTTGCTTATCTCTACGCTGAACACGCTGTGCCAAAGAGCAAATCGGATTGCTGTTTCTGAGCTGTTTTGTTCAGCTGCGATTGTCGGTGTCAAAAACAGCGTTTCTGACTTAGTTGCTGAAAATTTCATTGTTACCATATTACTGTAATTTTATTTGTTAATTCTCTTGTTTTAATCTGGTTACTGCTTTAAGAACTTTTTTCGTTAAATAGTGTTGGTTATTTTACATTCATTCTTACTGCGTATCCATCAATTTGTTCTCTTGTAAGCCACTTAGGTTTAACCGGCAACAAATCGTAAAGCTCTCGCATTTTATCGATTTGTTTCTGCTCGTCATGAGCCCAAAGGCTGTGTTTTGCATCACAATTACCATAACCGAGGTAATACTCACAATCGCATTGGAGCCGGTTGAGTAGCATATACTCAAATTTATAGTCTCTTGCTGCCATGTTAGTATATTCTTAGAAATTTGTGCAAATATAGTTTCTTGCCGTATTTCACAATATACGCATAGCCATTTCTCTTGCTGTAGTGTATCTCTTGCCAACGGCCTCTCGTGACCTCTGGGTCCTTTACTGTGAACATGATTGTGCTCACATACCTTGCCGCATCGCCTGAGTGACTTATTTGTATCTCAATACACTCAGCTCCATCGTGCAAAACTCCTGTTCTCTTGAACTGTGATTTGTTATTTTCCATTATTCCGGTATGTTAAATTGTTTTAATAATTCATTTCTCTCGTCTTTCGGCATTCTTGTGAGGTTAATTCTCTCGGAACCGGTCCAAAGATACACATAGTCACAGTGGCCTATCCATCTACGTTGGCACTCTTGTCGATATTCATTTGCCTCGGTGTAGCTTGCAAATCCGACTTTATAGTCATATTCGCTATCATCTCTTTCAACATACAAATAAGCTATCTTCTTCATATTATTCTTCTGTATTTAGGTATTGTTTTACTCGTCCAATCCGGAGGGCGAACGGCTATCCGTTTTTATCGGATGTTTATGCCGTTCTCGTCTACAGTGATCACCTCGATCAGCATTGCCTTACCAGGTATTTCTCTCGTCTCGGTAATTTTCTTGCCACCCTCTTCGCGCTCTACTGTCTCCTTTTTCGATTTGTCCTCTTTGTAGATACAGTAGGTATGTTCGTAGTAACCGCGCAAGTCATCACGTTTCGCTGCATCTTTTATACACTCAATGATATTTTTCTCGGCATAATAGTGACATTCACTGACAAACATTCTCTCGCCAGTTACTTCCTCATTGTCAATTCTTATTTCTCCTGTCTCTAACATACTATTAGGAATGTTAGTCAATACGAAACGATAATTTCTAAGTGTCTTCATTTTACTGTAATTTTATTTGTTAATTCTCTTGTTCCCGGCAGTGGAGTTGAACCACTGATGCCATTACGGCCATTCTCCTGCCCGGGATGTTCTCTTGTTACGCGAGCACTTCGTACAGTTCTTCAAGTGGCTCGGGCAATCTCTCGTCTATTTCTTTTGCCAATTTTACCATTGAACCACAATATACGTGGTATCTTTTCAACATGTAATCACGGATCTTTTTAATATCTCCGAATGATAATTCAAATAAGAAGCTTTCTAACTGTGTCATAATCGTTTTATTTTGATATTGTAAATATACTCATTTTATTTTAACCGGAAAAACTTTTGATCAATTTTTTATGTTAAATTTTATTTATAACCTCGATCGTTTTATCCGTTATTTTCGATATGTAAATATACTAATAATTTATGAACCTGAAAAATTTCTATGATAATTTTTTGATGGATGTAAAACAAATATCATATAAAAATTCTATGAGTTAAATTGTGTTAGATGTGATGGTTGTTTTGGTTAATAATCTGAAATTGATAAATTATGCCTTTATGGTAATAAAACTTACGAAACCATGAACTATATTAGGTTAGGAAATGTTAAACATTCATTAAAGGTTGTTAGTTGATTGCCTGTATGCCTGTCTCTGGTTTGAAACTTGAAGGTTATTTTAGCTAAGAGTTGTTAACAGGTAGTCATCTTATAGAACTTTGACGAATTAAACCACATTTAACGAAT